GAAGATGAACACATTCGTGACATAATTGCCAAGTGTCAGCAGTTTGCAAGAAATCATCAGTTGGTGGTTTGGATGGTAGCACATCCACATAAACTGCAGAGAAATGATAGTGGAGTAGTTCCACCACCGGATCTATATCAAGTTAGTGGATCAGCACATTGGGCAAACATGAGTGACACTGCATTGGTTGTGCATAGAGACTTTGAAGATAATTCAACTAAAATAATTACAAGAAAGATTAGAGAGCAAGGCGTGTATGGACACATAGGTCAAAAGTATTTTTCATATAACAATACAACTAAGATATATGAAGAGATAGTAGAGGAGAGCATTGATGGAACTTACGTCTGATATTGATGAGGCTACACAACTAGAGCTTGATAAAAAGTATGAAGACTTGATGGAAAAACTAAAAACTATTAACTTAAAGTTGTACAGAAGACTAAGAGCTAATGAGAAAGTTGGATTTGAAAAAGATGTACATACAAATATTAATGAAGATGAACAGTTTGAAATGGAGTTATAAATGACACAAAATGTTAAGTGTAAGTTATAATTGGGATAATGAAACACCAAAAGTTACATATCATGCTAATTTTGAAGGCTATGATTATGTACAAAAAATAGATGGATTGATAGATGTTATAAATGAATTGCAAAACAAAAGAGAAGAAATACAGAAGGCAGAGTATGAAGACCAAAAGCAAAAAGACGATCAAAAAAGTAGGTAGACCTAAATTTATAGTTACAAAAGAGATGTGTGAAAGAGCAGAAGCCTATGCATCTCAAGGACTTACGTCTGAACAAATAGCTTTAGCTTTAGGTATAGGCGAATCAACATTGTACGATAAACAGAATGAGTTTACAGAGTTTGGAGAGGCTATAAAAAGAGGTAGAGGCAGAGGAATACAAAGAGTAACTAATAAGCTATATGAGAAAGCCTTAGAAGGAGATAATACTGCAATGATCTTCTACCTTAAAAACAGAGCGGGTTGGCAAGATAAGATAGAGAAAGAAACTATAATAGAGCAAAAACAAGTAATAGACCTAACTAGGATAAGTGATAATGAACTTAGAAAACTTGAATCAATCCTTACCTCAGTTGCTAGTGAACGTAAGAGCGGAGCGAATGAGGAGATCATTGAAGGAGTTCACCAAAAGCAGTTGGGCAACGATTGAGCCTGGTAGAGACTTTTATGACAATTGGCATATAGATGCTATATCAGAGCACTTACAAGCAGTCGTAGAAGGCGATATTAGAAGATTAATAATAAATATACCACCAAGACATATGAAATCTATAAGCGTTGCAGTAGCATTGCCCGCTTGGACTTGGACTATTCAGCCAGAGAAAAGGTTTCTATTTGCTAGTTATGCAGGAACTTTATCTATTAGAGATAGCGTTAAGTGTAGAAGACTAATAGATAGTGCTTGGTATAAGAGATATTTTGGAGATACATTTTCATTAACCACAGATCAAAATCAGAAACAAAGATTTGAAAACGATAAAACTGGCATAAGGATAGCAACGTCAGTAGATGGAGCACTTACTGGTGAAGGTGGTGACATTATCGTGGTAGATGATCCACATAACGTAAGAGAGGCTGAATCAAGTGCAGTTAGAGAGGGAGTTCTTGATTGGTGGGATCAAGCAATGCAAACAAGACTGAATGATCCTAAGACTGGTGCTTTTATTATCATCATGCAAAGAGTACATGAGAACGACCTAACTGGACACATTCTCGCAAACGAATATAACGATTGGGATCACCTATGTTTACCCGCTAGATATGAGATTGGTCATCCTACGCCTACAAAAACATCTCTAAATTTTACTGATCCTAGAACTAAAGAGGGTGAATTATTATGGGAAAGCAGAATAGATGATAATACATTAACTCAGTTAGAGAAAAGTTTGGGTTCATATGCAAGTGCTGGGCAACTGCAACAAAGACCTATGCCAAAAGGTGGTGGTATACTGAAGAAGGAATGGTGGGTTCCCTGGGAACAAGATGACTTGCCAGATATAGAATATCTAGTTCAAAGTTACGATACTGCATTTTCTACAAAAGAAACAAGTAGTTACAGTGCTAGAACTACATGGGGTATATTTAGAATGAATGGACAAGTTAATGCAATAGTTGTAGAGATGAGGTACGATAAAGTATCTTACCCAGAGCTAAGAGCACTAGCTCAAGAGGCATATGATGACTGGCAGCCTGATACAGTATTGATAGAAAAGAAGGCTAGTGGTCAAAGTTTACTTCAAGATTTAAGGATGGGTGGGATACCAGTATTGGCTTACTCGCCAGACAGAGACAAGATTGCAAGAGCACATAGTAGTTCTGCATTGTTAGAAGATGGAAGGATTTATTATCCAGCAAGTAAAAAATGGGCAAAAAATCTAATAGATATATGTTCAGCCTTTCCTGCGGGTGATAATGATGATATAGTTGACACTTGTACACAGGCATGGCTAAGATTGAGAAAAGGTTGGTTTATTACTCATTCTACAGACTATGACGAAGATGACAGTACAGAAGAAAGAAGGATGACAATTTATGGCTAGAGAACCTCAAGTAATCCCTTTTGCAGAAACAATGCCTAGCGATGAGTTTCAAGTAGAAAAACTCAATGAAGAAGAAGTGCTTATAGGCGATCCAAACTTAGATGTAGTTGAGGATAGAGAAAGCACATTTGACGAAAACCTTGCAGAACAAATAGATGCCAAAGAACTAAATGCAGTGGCAACTGATCTAATTAGTTATTATGAGACTGACAAAGAGGCTAGATCAGAGTGGGAATACAGATACAAGCAAGGTCTAGAAACGCTAGATCCACAAGGTGGTCAAGAGGAAGAGGAAGACCAAAGAGCATCTAGAGGACTAAGTACAGTTGTGCATCCTATGATTGCAGAGGCGGCTACACAATTTAACGCTAGAGCAATTGCAGAACTTTACCCAAGTGGCGGGCCAGTCAAGACAGTTATAGTTGGAGATCCTAGTGAAGAGTTAGAAGAACAAGCTAGGCGTGTAAAAGACTTTATGAACTATCAGATTACCCAAGAGATGCCAGAATATTTTACTGACTTAGACCAAATGCTTTTTCAGTTGCCACTAATTGGACATACATTCAAGAAAGTTTGGTGGGATGCATCATTAGATAGACAGTGTTCTCAGTTCGTGAAAGCAGAGGACTTTGTTGTATCGCCTGAGAGCAAAGACTTATATACGTCAGTCAGATATACTCATGTAATTAGAATGCCAAGAAACGATTTCAATAAATATGTTGAGGCTGGATTTTATTTACCTAGTAAGTATATGTCAGAAGACATAGATCCAAGTGGAGATTATACAAGCGAAATAGAAGGGGTAGACCCTTACAACAGTGAGGCAAAAGATGAAGTAATGACTTTGCTTGAGATGCATTGCTACATTAGTTTTGATGGAATAGATGATGTTGTTGATTCAGAAGATGATGACATAGTTCATCTACCTTATGTAATTACAATAGATTACGATGCACAAAAGATAGTTGCAGTAAGACGTAATTGGAACGAGGCAGACGAGAAGAAAAAACGTAGAGATTGGTTTGTAAGTTACAAGTTCTTGCCAGGCATAGGATTTTATGGTTTTGGCTTGTATCACATGATAGGTGGATTAGGTAAGGCGGCTACTGGAGCACTTAGAGCATTACTAGATAGTGCGGCTTTTGCTAATATGCAAGGTGGTTTTAAACTCAAAGGCAGAGTTACTGGTGGAGAGATGCAGATAAATCCAGGAGAATTTGCTGATTTAGATGCTACTGTAGATGACGTAAACAAAGCTATCATGCCTTTACCATTCAAAGAGCCATCAGGCACACTATTTAATCTCATGAATGCCATCACAGATATTGGTAGAAGATTTGCTAATACTGCAGATTTAAACGTAGGTGACGTAAACCCTAATGCACCAGTTGGCAGTACAGTTGCTTTAATAGAGCAAGGTAGCAAGTCATTTAGTGCTATACATAAAAGATTACATTATTCACAAGGGCAAGAGTTTAAATTATTAGCCAAGTTAAATGCAGAATATTTACCTCAAGAAATGAGATTTGCTCAAAGTGGTGTAGATACAATTATTTACGCTAAAGACTTTGATGCTAGAATAGATATCATTCCTATAAGTGATCCTAATATTTTTAGTACTGCACAAAGAATTGCACAAGCTCAAGCAGTTCTGCAAATGTCTCAAGCCGCTCCTCAATTACACGATCAATATGAGGCGTACAAAAGAATGTATGAGGCTATAAGAATACCAAACATAGATGAGGTATTAAAAGCACCAGAGAAGGCAGTAAGGCTTGATCCTATAGATGAAAACATGAGTGTCATGTATGGCAAACCAATTAGAGCTTTTCCGGAGCAAGATCATGACAGTCATATAGCAGTACATATGCAGTTTTTGTCAGATCCATCGTTAGGTGGTAATCCAGGGGCAAGAGCTATGCAACCATTACTTATTGCACATATAGCAGAGCATATAGCATTGTTATACAGGCAGCGGATGCAAAGTGGCATTAATATGGACTTACCACCATTGCCAAATCTGAAAGATCCTAAGTTTAAGTTTGAGGATGTAGATCCAGCACTTGATATGGCTATAAGTCAAAGAGCGGCAGAAGTAGTTAAACAAGCACCACAAATGGAAGCAATCAAACCACTTGTAGCAATGATGCAACAACAACAACAAAACGATCCACTGCAGTACGCTAGAGAATTAGCTAAACTTGAGGCACAAGCATTAGAGGCAAGAACAAAAGTGCAGATAGCCGCAGATGAAGCAAAAGCCAAGCAGAAACTTCAAATAGATGCCGCAGAGGCTAAACAAGATATGCAGATAGAACAAGCCAAGTTACAACAAGACTTACAAGCTAAAATAAAGAAATTAGAATTAGATTTACAACTAGAGCGTGAAAAGAACGCCATAAAACTACAAAAGGAGCTAAGATAATGCCAATAGTAATAATGCCAAATGGTGAGATGGTAGATTCAGTTACTGGAAACCCAGTAAACACACCAATTAATAGAGTGCCAGGAATGGAAAATAATATGGGTCAATTTATTGCAAATAGACCAGATCAGATGGGTAAAGTTCGTGTTGAAACAGAACTTACAAGACCCGGTGGAATGATGGGTGGAACACCTGATATGTTAAGAAGACAAATAGACCCAGGTCGTGGCATGACTATGCAACAACTACAAGAAATAGATCCAAGAAGTGTTGTAAGAGAAGGTGAGTTAACAGTTATGCAAAAGATGGATATGCTCATGGACATGGGTCTTACTGAAGGTGAGGCTTTAGATGCAATAGCAATGGAAGAGAGTGCTGGCAGTATAAATCCAAGAGCCTTTTCTGGAAGAGATATAGACACAGGGAGCATTGTGAGAGAAGGCGAAATGTCTGGAATGGGAGCACTTGGTGGAGTACCAATGGGTGGTCAAGTTCCTATGCCTATGCCAAGACCTAGACCACAAATGCCAAATGACATGGGTGCAGATAGAACTATGAACCCAATGGATAGAATAACATCTAGAAACGCTCCAAGCACATAAGGTTAGGCAATGGCTGAAAAATTTGGTGTATTAGGTGGCTTGAACCCTTTATCTAGAGATGAATTTGAAAGTTTAACTTTAGGTGTACAAGGGCAAAACGATGGTACTGATATATTTGGATACAATTTAACACCCTCTAGTGTATTAACTACTGGTGTAGGTCTAGCTAGTGGATTGGGAACTCCATTAGCTATTGGTAGTACAATAGGAAATATAAAAGCAGAAAGATCTGGAGATAAATTGTTAAACAATCCTACAGATTTTATGGGTAGTATTCAAAGACCTGAAATGAAAGGTTCTTCTGTGCAAAGAGTGAGACAGATGGCTGATATCAATAAAGATGGTAGGGTTACCAACTTTGAAATGAACAAGTTTGGTCAAAAAATACCTGGATTAGACTTAGCTCCTATGTATATTGGTGGTAATGAAAACAAGATGGTTATGGGCACTGATGGCAAAATGATGCCATCTGGTGCTAGAGCAAATCCATATTCAAGTCGTTCATTTTATGATCAAATGGCAAGTATTAAAGGATCAGCATTAGAAGGCACAGTTGCTCAAAGTGCTATTGATGACAATTTAAAATCAACTAGAGACTATGCCGCAGACGCTATAAATCAAACAAACATAAAAAATGTTGGTAAAGATTCTAATTTAAAATATGATCCAAACTTTGCAAAAGCCGCAAGAAAAGAAAGTATTGAGGCATCAGGCAGTAGTGGTGGTGGTGGTAATCCAACATATATTTGTACTGCACTTTACGATATGGGTGATATGAGAGCATATATTTATAAATATGATCAATTATATGGAAGAAGAGTTAATCCATTGATCTACAAAGGATATTGTTTGTGGGGTGAATCTGTAGCTATAAAAATGAAAAGACAAGGGTGGACATACAGAATTGTCAAGCCAATAGCACTAGCTTGGGCAAGACAGATGGCTTATGAGCTATCTAAGGGTAAGCATGGAAAAAATAATTATTTCGTAAAGGTGCTAAAAACAGTAGGCGAAGGTATTTGTTATACTTTAGGTTTACTTAGCAATATTAAATTTAAAAAAGGAGAACCAAATGGAAAACATTGACGTTGGAAACATGGAAAGAAATGCAGAACTTTTCATGGAAAAGATGGGGTTTGCTCATGATACTGAAGGCTTAGAGCTAACAGATGATCAGTTAGTAAACTTTTTATTGCTTTGTTATCAAGGCATGGTCTTGCCTTCTGAAGAGGAAGAAGAGATGGAGGAGATGCAAGAGATGGATGGAGATGTAAAAGTCAAAATCATGAAAGTAGATAGTGGAGACATGAGAGGTGTTATGGATGAAATACTTGGTCATGGATCACCAAAGGTGGAGATGTAATTATGCCTGGAAAAGTATACTCAAAAAAACAAAAGAAGATAGCTAACGTAGCAAAGCCAAGAAATAAATTGACTGGTGCTGACTTTAAAAAACTTGCTATGCTCAAGAAGAAGAAGAAAAAGAAAGTTACTAGAAAAGTATAATGTCTAAAAAGCTAATCAAAGATTTTCTTGTTAAGAACTTCAAGCCTTTATTTACAGATAATGAGCTTGGAGCTTTAGGAGATATTGCGACTAGCGAACAAATAAAAAAAGAATTTGGTGCATTACCAAGTTTTGAGATTACTGGAGATGACATATTAGGTGCTCTTGGCAACAGAACACGAGCTATAGACATGATTAACGAAAAAGCACCTAGCTTTCAAAGCGGATATACAAGACTAGTAAAAGATCCACTGAAAGACTTCACCATGAAAGGACAAGTAGGAGCGTTACAAAAAAGTCCAACACTAGCCACAGATGCATCAATGTTACAAGGTAAAACAATCATACCAATAGTTGGTGATAGAACTAGTAGAGATGTAATCATTACTGGCATAGGAGATCTAGATTTTGAAAAGCCAGTAAGAACATTTGGTGGTGTGCAGTTTATGGATGATCCAAATCAAGGTTGGGCATCAATGATGGATGCAATGAAATCATTTAACAAAAAGGTTGAAACTGTAGAGGAGATGGGTGGTAAGCCTGTTGGTATGACAACGACTATGGGTGAAAGAGGTGGAGACTTCTCATTAGACACTGCAAATGTAATTATTGAATCACTAAAGGTTAAGAAAAATACAAAGAAAAACCTAAATGAGATGACAAAAATTATTAAAAAACAACAATATAGAATAAAAGATAAAGTATCTCAGCCTTTTGCAAAAGCACCAAATCTTAATAATGTTGAAGAATTTGCAACATATTTTAGAAATTCACCTGGATCAGCTAGAGCGGAGTTAGTAAAAGTATTTGATAAAGCAGAATTGCAAAACTTAGGTGCTCCAAACATAGGGCAAATAAGAATAGCAACAACTAACCCTGGCTTACTAGATGCAGATTTTTTAGGTATGGGTGCTCGATTTACAGATTTACAATCAGGAGTAGTGCCAAGCAAACATCCAACGTAT